GAGATGCACATTGTTCGGCAGCTAATTCGTCAATTTTGGCAGTAGAAATAGTGTCGTATAACTGATCAATGACCTTCATAACTAATTGTTGATAATTGATATGAATTCCGGCTTCTTGACCTAATTTTTTAATACGGGTTAGAATTTTATCAAATTCAATTTCTTCTAAATCTCCATTTCGCTTAGTTACGCGCATAACATTTTCCATATTGTTGTATATTATATGTTAGTTTAATTTTAAGTTATTTTTTGAAAAGTTTATTTAATAAGTTTTTATATAAATATATAATATGAAATATAAACTTATAGGTTGTATAGTGTGTTTAATAGTAATAGCAGTAGTCGGTTTTAAATTAGTTAATCAATATGAAGGATTTACTAATTTATCCAATCTAGGAACTTTTCCAAAGTCGGTTGAACAAGGCATATTAGATGATTACAAATTAATAGGAAAAAATGAAACATCTAACAACAATTACAATCAAATATGGTGGCATTATCCTATATTTACATTAGGTTCTTATGAACAAATAACTAACAATTTACAACATAGATATAATCCGGATGACGGAACATGCGTTCGTGCTGATTTTTGTGGTGCATTATATCGTGATAAACAAGATATAAAAAGTAATGTAACAACACCGTTACCACCAGCAGAAGAAGGACCAGGAGCTAGAGTGGGATATTTTAGGTCTGTTCCAAATGAGTTATATTTTTCAATTCCTACTAATGAAAATATAATGTATTGAAATTATTTTATATTCAGTCCCTTACAACCCAGAAACAAATAGTATTGAATAATATTTTAATCAATTAAAACATTACATCAAAAGAAATTCCAAATACATATGAAGATATTTATAATAAAAAATGATAGAACTTAATGAAACATTATATAAAATTAGATAAACCAAATACATTTATAGAATTAGAAAAAAGTGTAAAAACATCAATAAACAAAATAAAAGAAGAAAATTATAAAAATTACTTTATTTATGCTTATAATAAAGATTACTATAAAAATAAAACAAATAAAAAGAAATATAACAAAAGAAGAACATTAAAGATTTATAAGGATTAATAAAAATCGGCATTTAAATACGCATTGCTCTAAATTAGAACAGGTGTAAAATGCAATAAACAACCGTTACTAGTTGGTGTCATAATTGGAACTTCCTTTTTTTGTTTTCGAGTAGGAGCTCTGTGTTCATGCCCACTTATCCTTTCTTTCTCAATTATATACCAAATATGTTTCAAATGACAAATATTGTCATTAAACCATTGTTTATTTCTACAAACTAACACGCAACTGAATTGTTCCAATTTCCAATAAATTGTTTTCATAAAAGTATATTTAAATTCTGGATTATTTTCATAATATTCTAATGTATTATCATGCCATTTATCTATATCATCTGGATGTATTAATTCAATAGGTCTATATGCATAAAATGGTTTTCCTTCTTTTGTATGAAAATAAATTATTGAACCTTTTAGTTTATTATCTTTAGATAAACATATATTGTTAAATTTATTACCGTCCTCATCTTCATACAATTCATCAGTTGTATCTTCTTTGTATGTTTCAATATCAGTGTATTCTATAAATTTAGTTTCTAAAAAGTCACATTCATTAAGGTCACATACTTCCATTTGAAGTTGCATTTGAATCCAATATTCTTTCTTAGGGATTCCATCTATTTTACGATTCACAATATTTTTAATTTCTAACATACGTCCATATCTTTTTGATGTTTTATCTATGTTAATTCCATCTGGAGAAGCACCTAAAAATTTGTATATGTCGTGTTGTATACACCCAAAATCCTCAATTTTTGTGTAATAAGTTTGCTCATAAATTTTTACAGAAAGTGGTTCATATTTTTGTCCCCAATGAAGCGGGGTATTTGTATTTACCATTACAACATCTTGTATAATTTTTACATCATTATCTCCATTGTTGTCATCAAATTTTGGATTCAACGGTAAACATTTTTCATAAATAAGTTGATTTTGAGCACTTTGGGAATCAAATGCTTTATATGCGTTTGAAGCAGTAATTAAATTATGACGAAATTCATACCATTCAGGTGTTCTTTGTGGAGGTTGTGGTTTATTACGTATTTTTATTATCTGTTTATTGAGTGTATCTATATCTGGTTCTTGTAAAATAATCGTATCATTATATGAACGTGGGTGCATAACATATGTAAAGAAGTCTTTCTTAGCATGTTCAATAATTTCTTCCAATTCTTCTTGCGCATCTTCATTATGAAATATGTCATTTTCAAAATGAGAATTCATTAATTCATAAATATTTTCATCAAACATATCATCAAAATCTGGTTCAGAAATAATGTCATAATTGTCTTTAATAAATTCTTCCATTAAATGTAAACATGTTTGATATAATTCTAGTGATTCTTCAACTGTAAAATATGTAATGTCTTCATCAGGAACAATAAGATGCGTGATATCTACTAATTCAGAACTCATGATTATATAATATATATGGTTATTTTTAAACTGTTATTGTTTAAATCAATTTTTATCCGTATTATCCACCTTTAGAAGAAGTGGAGACAAATAAACACATATTTTTAACCGAATGGAAGGTTTAATTTATGTAGTATCATCTTCATCATCAGAATTATTTATATTTTTTATATTTTTAACGGTTCCTTGTTTTTTCTTGGGTGCTAATCCTTTTAATGTAGATACTCTTTTATCTATATTTTTAAGTGTAAAATGATTAGATTGTTTATTATAAAACAATGCCGGAATATCTTTAATTTCACCGGTATCTTTATTATAATTAACATCTTTAACTCGTTGTAGTTTTTTTTTATCAAGACAATCTCTAAAAAATGATAATAAAATATTATATTCTGAATCAGTCAAATTGTTTGTTATTTTATAATTTTCTGCAAATAAAGCGAGTTTCTTTATTTTAGCAGTTTTATCTAATTTACTCCATGGTTCAATTGAATTTGTAATTTTTTCATTTTCAAGAAATTTATCCAAATTTGCCAAATCAGTGGATGATTTGCTTTCAGGCCACGGCATACCGTTTAAGATCATAGATTTATATTTAAGTGTTTTTAATTCATTACACTCAGTAGGTTGGTTTTCTGGTATCATTATATATAATATAATGTTAAATTGATTTTAACTCATTTTTGAATAATATAAATAACTATGTATATTAGAAATAGTATTTATATTGATTTTATAATAAAATATTATGGTATAAAAGTATAATGTTCGATAATGAAGAAAAAACAGTAAGAAAAATAGTATTTGAAAATACAAATACAAATATAAATAAATCTAAAAAAATACGTTGTGAAAAAGAAAAAAAGATGAGAGTAGAAACAAAAACTTGGGGATTAAAAGATGATGAATTATCTCATAATATCCAATTAGAGTTTATAATGTCTGATAATTTTATGAAAAATGAGAACAAAGATAAATATGTAAACAAACTAACAAGTCATATTAAAAACAAAATTTACAATTATAAACACCAAGATATATTAAAAAAAAAACTAAATGAAAATGAATTTGTTAGTTTTGAAGAAACTATAGACTTATTAAAAAAATGTAATATGACTTGTTGTTATTGTTCAAATAATGTTTATATTTTATATGAACACGTTAGGGAAATGAAACAATGGTCGTTAGATAGAATTAATAATGATATTGGTCATAATAGTGGAAATTTAGTAATTGCTTGTTTAGAATGTAATTTAAAAAGAAGAAGAACTAACAAAGATAAATTTATGTTTACAAAAAATATGGTTATAATTAAAGAGAATAATTAATATTTTAAAAAAAGATATAATAATGCATACTTCTTGGAAATGGAGCACAGGAGAAACCTATTATAAAAGTTCCAGACAATATAATACAAATGATTCACAAAAAAACGCAATAAATCAGTCATTAGCAGATAAATCGTTTTTTAATCAAGACAATGAATTAATAAATATAACAAATTCATTGTTTTCTAGAAATCAAAATGTTAGTGGAACACGACGCGAAGATTTAGATACAAAAATAGCAGACCGTGAAATGATTTCTCAACGTGGTGTAAACCCATTTTTACAAACAAGTTATGTAAATGATGTTGTTGCGCGTGATATGTTTTTAAAGCCAATGAATACTACTTTTGAGACTCCAAAAGAAAAATCAAAAGAAGTGTAAAATATATGAACTCAATTGTATTTATATGCTTTTAACACACATAGTATGAAGTAATCTGTTTGCTAAGTATGCTAAAAATGTGTTTAATAAAATGAATATAGAATTTATAATAAACATTGTATTTACTTTCTTAATATGTGTAAATATAAAGTATACAATGGATAATACACTTGTGACAAACATAATGCCAAAGGCAATAGATAAAATATAGAAATATACGCAATAATCTCTTGGCAATGGGCCGAAATATGTATCCATAAAATTATCCATAATAATATTTATTTAGATATTATTTTGTAAATTCGTAGTAAAATACAAAATAATTTAATTTAGCAATAAAACAACTTAAATAAATTTTTAAATGCTTAAATAATGAACAATTATAATTATACAACTCAAAATGATTTATTGCTTAAAAACTTAATATCATTTTACAAAACAGAGGATGAAAATGGTGTATATAATCCTGACAATAATTTGGACAAAATGTTAAAAATAATAACAGGTGAATCTAAAATATCATTACGCATTGTAGATTGGTTTGCTACGAATTATGCTAAAAAATTTTACACACTTTATATAATTGAAGGAACAACAGATAATATAACTCGTCGTTTCAAAGTTTATGATGATTATAAGCTCAAGTTGAAAGCATACAGTAAAAAAAGGTTCGACCCATTTTGTAGATGGGACCGTATTAGTATTCCATATACAAATGGAAAATTTATTGAGACCACAATTGGTCAACTGAATTTTTTTAAATGGGCTCTAGAGAACCGTGTGGTTGAATATATTGAGCAAAATTATACTGAAATAGAAAAGGATATGAATAATAGAAATAGCACTTCTAAACGAAAAGAAACAATTACTGACAATACAAAGACACGAAAAAAGCGTGAGGAGTTATCTATATCAGCTACAAAAAGTATTAAAAAAGAAAAGGTTGAGATAGTTGTGCAGTTCCATTAATTGATAAATACGTATCATTGAAAGCGAGAATAAATTATTTATATATAAGAGTAATATATGAATAATATTCAGAAACGTTTTTTATTGTTTTTGATTGGGTGTATGGGAGCAAGATTTATGTTAGTATATTTAGCAAAAGAAACTAACAAGACATTTTTAATGTATATGGGATATATTGCAATAATTCCAGCATTAGGTTTCTTTTATTTATATTTTAGTGGAAAAAGACAAACTGGTGATGAGGTTTTTGGAGATAAAATTTGGTGGAATAAATTAAGGCCTATTCATGGTTTATTATATTCGTTATTTGCGTATAATGCTATTATTGGAAATAATAATTCTTGGAAGTATTTGTTAGTTGATGTATTAGTAGGACTCAGTAGTTTTTTGATTTATCATTATAATAATGGAGATTTCAGTAAATTATTGTAAATTATTATGTTATTATTTAAAAACGAATAATATAATTTAGATATGGGAAATGTACAATCAATGACAAAAATTAATTATGAGGATATGCAAAGCGTTATTAAAAATCCAGAAATATATGTAATAATAAATACGTTGCCACAAAATGAACAAAATTGTCTTATAGTAAATACAATATTGTCGAATGACGAAGAAAATATTATGAATAAATTAATAAATAGCAATAAAAGTATTCGAATCATTATATATGGAAAGAATTGTAATGATGAAAGTGTTGAAAAAAAATATCAACAATTAATTAAATTAGGATTTTATAATGTGTATGTTTATTTAGGTGGAATGTTTGAATGGTTAATGCTTCAAGATATTTATGGAAAAGATTTATTTCCTACAACAAAAAAAGAGTTGGATTTATTAAAATATAAACAAAATAAGTTATTAAGTATAGGATTATTAGAAAATTAATTATATGTAAAATCCAACTTTAATCCAATATTAGACAATTGATCTGCTCGTGTATTGTTATTGCGATAAATATGTTTAAATTGTATTATATCAAATTTAGATGTTAGTTCAATCGCATATGTATATAATTCAATTAAATTTGGTGAATTACATTTATATATGTTATTCATTTGTTGAATAACTAATAGGCTATCACCTTGAACAGTTAATGCCTTAATGTTTAATTCTAATGCTTTTTCTAATCCTAGAATTAAACCGGAATATTCTGCATAATTATTGGTAACTCTTTCTCCTACATATTTACGTCCTGCCCAAGTTTCAGTGCCATTATGATATATAACAGCTCCACAACCACCTTTTCCCGGATTACCCTTACTGCAACCGTCAAACCGTAATAAATATTCTAATGTTGGTGCTATTTTTGAAGTTTTATTAAAACTGAACATTCTAAATATATTATATGTCGAAATGTATTTAAATATGTTTATTAATATATTATAATGAATATTGTGAACTTGTTAGTTTCGATATGTTTGTTAGTGTTAAATCCGTTATTTGCAAGTGAATGTCCAATAGTAACAACATTTGAAGATAGAAGAAATAATAAAAGTAGTTTGCGATTAATGCAATTTAATGTAGAATGGTTATTTATTGATTATTATGAACCAATGAATTGTCCTGGAAACGGGTGTTCTTGGCATACAGTTGCCGAAGCAGAAACGCACTTGTCATATGTAGCAGATGTTATTATGGAATTACAACCAGATATAATAAATTTATGTGAAGTAGAGAGTTGTAATGAGTTGACTATGTTAAAAGACAAATTAAATACAACATATAATACATATTTAAAACAAGGAACAGATACTAGCACAGGACAAAA